AGAATCACCTGTATAATCCTTGATCGCTCTTGGTTTGATAGAGTATGTAACATCTCTCTCTGTGCTCTTCGCACCACCAGCAAGATAGCGAACAGACACGCCTTTGATAATATCTGTAGTAGCGGAGGAAACTGGGCCAAATAGATATGTCTTTGCGGTGAATCTTAGTGTGTAATATAAAACTCTTCTTGATGTAAAGTCTCCCTCATATTCATCTTGAAAAGATACGTTTTCTAATACGACTGGTATATCTCTCTTTTCGTTTATTTCTGAAACTAAATTGACTGTTAAATTATATGATGGTTGAAAGAATGGTAAGATTTGTTCGACAATTTGTAGAGCATCATCATTTAACTTACACATAATATTCAATTCAAATTGCATATTATAAGGCACAGGCATGAATACTTTTTTGGTTGTAGTTTCTGTGTCTGGATCTTTAACTGTTATCTGTTGTGTTGTTGTGACCTTTCTTGTTGGATCATATGTTAAACCAGTAAATTCAAATGACATTCTTGGAAGTGTCATCGCAACTGATTTATTTAAATTTGGTGATTGCTCTAATCTCGCTAAAAACTTACCAATAGGCCCGTATGCGAGTGGAACTTTGCTTGTTGATTTATTTCCATCCGAATCCGTATGCTTAATTGAGATATCATTAAACAACGTACCAAAAGAGATAATTGTCTTTCTAAATATTTCGTTGTAAAAATACTCAAACATTTTTGCACCTATACCAAGTTATTTATGGTTGTCCAAAGGGATTACCCTCTGAGAAGTCTAATATTGCATCTGCCTCAGTTTCAAAATTATCATTATCACCAAATCCATCATCAAAATTAGTAAGATCGATAAGTCTTATCGTATGGACTGCATTAGAGGATCCACCAGTAATTGTTTCTTTTCTAAGGAATACTCCCTCGACATTTGATATCTTGAGTTCACTTGTTACACTATTCCATTCTCTAACTCTTGCAGTTGCTCCACTTGTTCCACCTGTGATTATCTCATTGAACTGGAAGTTACCTACTGCATCACTAGCTGCAGGAGGAGCAATCGCGATGGTTGGAGGTGTTGTGTAACCAGCACCAGCGTTAGTAATATGAATCGCACTTATTGTTCCAGCAGTTGAGACGATCGCAGTTGCAGCAGCAGATACTGTTGATAATCCTGTGAACGTAATTGTAGGTGTAGTTGTATATCCAGAACCACCACCAGTTATTGTTACGATACCAATTGTTCCATTCGCCATATTTGCGGTGGCTGCAGCACCCACGCCATCACCAAATATCTGTACAGTTGGGCCTGATGTGTATCCAGATCCGGGATTAATTAAATTAATACTTTGAACAACACTCGCTTTTTGGTTTCCGGGATCAGCAGCACCTGTGCATACAACAATACCACCACGGAGATTCGCAGTTGCGATACCAGTCACACCACCTGTTGGTGCAGACGATATCGCTACTCTTGGAGCAAACGTGTAATTTCGCCCGCGATTTGTTATATCAAAGAATTGAATACCACCATTCACAACAGTTGTAACAGCAGATGCACTTGACGCAGTTCCAACTAATGTAAGAACTTGTGTTCCACCTATGATGAAATCCTCACCGTCTGCACCTTCTGTTGCTGCAAGTGTATCATCAATTTCATCAACACCTGTGTCAATAATTTCATCCTCATACTGGAAGAGTTCACAACGAAGAGTGTATACGTAATTTTTCTTTAGTTGATAAAATGGTTGTTCGTGTTCAACATATTTAATTTCAAATAAACGATCACCTAATGGAAAGTAAATTAAATCACCCTCTTTTGGTCGAGTTGATAACCTCACATTCTCCTCATTTTTCATCAGAGGTGAAATATAAGTTTCAAATCTATCTCTTGATATCGTTAGCGTAAGTTCGTTTGTTGCCTGAATACCAAACTTTGATAAAAGTGTCGGATTCTCTCCATATCCGTCAAAAGATTCAACGTAAGCCTCAATCGGATACGCATCATCAAACTTTGATTCGATGACCTCTTTGATTATTGTATTGCTATTAGCGTATTTTCTTGGCATGTAATGAACATTCACTCCATAAATTTGAAGTTGTTCATTTATTAAAGATTGAACTAGGTTCTGCTCGCTAGTTGATCCTTGTTGAAAAAAGGGATTGAGAACCATATCACTATCCTATAAAATCGAGAGGAGGTAACTCATAAGTATTTGACATCTGTTCCCTTATCACGTCCAACTCCCTTTGCCCATCTTCATATATTTGTCTGCCATTCAACTCTACACCGCCGGGTAATTTGACACCTTGAAACTTAATTAAATTTTGTCCCCACTGTCTTTTCATCAAAGCAGTTAGATATCTCTTCAAAAAGTAATCATTATATACACCTGTATGATCATTCGGATCTATAATTCTAAAACAGTCAATCACTAAAAAATCATCAACGCTCATGGCTGAGAAGTCCATATCCATGTATAAACGATCTTGCCTTTGATTAAATCTTATTTGTTTTTCAGTTGTGAGTGCAAAGTTAATATCTTCTAAGTATCTCTTTGTCATCGCATAGTTTAGGATACCTGCATAACCAAGATTAAACGCAATATCATTTAAAAATAACTGATACTTAACACTGAACATATTGTTTGTAACTGTGTTTGCGCCATCAAAATGAAATAACTTATTGACACCTATTACTGAATTAGGCATAACAAGGTAGTTACTATCCTCTTCAAATGAAAATTCTGTTGATACGCCAACGATTGTTGTGCTTGTTGTAGTGGTTACAATGCCAACTGCGTTATCACCACCTCTTCCTCTTGCTCTATCAATATCTACTTGTCTTACTTTATATTTTAAAAATGTTTGTATAACACCATTGAAATGTCTTTCTTGAAAGTATTGAATAGCATCATCTAACAAGTCCTCAGTTTGCTCATCTGCAATATTAATTTCAAGCAATGGAGCACCCAACTGCCTTTTACAGTAATCTATTAATGTTGATCTACTTGATGGTTGAGCCATTTATACTATACCTCTATCCATATTTAGGGTGCAGAAGATACACCACCACGTACTTGAATATTTCCGTCTACAATTCGATACACTGTCGCACCAGATCCAACTAAAATATCATATACATATCGACCTGCTTTTACGCTTCTAGTATCTGTTGATCCTAGGGATATTGTTAATCCATATCCACTCGATGCGGTTGTGTCTATGCCAACTGTAAATGTAGCTGCAGGAAAAGCAGTTGATCCAATCGCTGTGCTTTTTGTCATCTGAGATGATCCCGTCCAACCAGTGGTTGTTCCAAGACCTACTGAATTAGTGGTTGAAAAATTAAATCCTGTATTAGATGTATCAACTACATTAAAAGTAGCACTAAAATCTGCACCAACATTCATGATTAAATCGCATGGGTATGCGACTCCTGCTTCAGGGTCAAAAGTAATTTTTTTAGTTGCCATTTACCAAACTCCTTAACAGATCTTTGATTTCAGTTATTTCATTTCTAAGAGTTGATATGTCTCTTTCAAGATTATCAACTTTATTTTTTTCACTTTTTTTTAGTTTGCGACGGGTTAAGTACTCTTCGTACTCAGCTTTGTTTGTGTTAACGATACAATTCGATTTAGTATTCCTAATCAAATGTTCATTGTCTTTTACTTTAACGTAATCCATTAGGCAGTTGCAATCACTTTCAAACTTGTCAATCGAGGCACGAATGCCTGATTGGTAGATGTCATCAAGAATTTAATTCTAAATGATTTAAATGATGGTAACTCATTTGCAGTGAATGTGTATTCTCTATACTGAAGTTCCTCTGGAACAAAACCAGTGGGATCTGATGCAGGGATTAATGAATCTGGTCTACCACTACTCTTATCACTTGTCCTTACTCTACCATTTTCATCAAGATTATCAAATCCGGGGAAAGGAATAAATATTGGTTCAAAACCCTCTGATTCACTAATAGCATAAAACGCTCTGATATCTGTAAATTTATTT